GTTCCCTACAGGGTCGCCATCATAAGGCCCGAATGAACATTCGCTCTCTTTTATGAGAACGATGAGATATTCCCACAAACTCCCGTAAGGGATAGTAAGGGGAACAAGCGAGTTAACCGCTAAATGTACGTCATTGACGCTCTTTAGCGAGACAAGCTTAAAAGGATTAATGTCGGAACCTTCGTAGTAATAGGCCCCACACGACTCACGGATAAGGATATCCCGCGAGGAGTGAGACTTTTCCTCGTTGACTTTAAAGCCTATGAAGCGTAGCAACCGTACCAAAGGAGCAACTAAGTCGGTCTCGATGACTATGTCGTCACCGTAAACTCTGTACTCCTTCGATCCAACTGCACGACAACAAGCAGTAAAAACCAGTGTCTCGACTGTGAAAGTCGAACCATTTCCCATCGAAGAAAACTTAGAGTAAACCCCACTGTGGTCCTCCCCTAGAACTGTCGCGGCCCATTTTGGACTACGTACAGCGTTCAGGAAGTTAAACCAATCAACAGGGAAAAGCCAAGCGACAGCGTTGAAAGAAAGCGTATCGCTGGCCATCTCTAAATCGATGGTTGAAAGTGCTCCGGTTTCAGAACCATAAAGAGCAGCTTGCTGGTTTGGTAGTTGGGTAGACAAGTCCACGCCATACCGGCGTAACCGTTTCTTTGCATACGCATCGAATGCAAGCTGTAAGGGCAAATTGCCCGTAGGCTCGCACGCAATCGTACGCTTAGTCTTCCAACTCTTGGGGACAAAAGTAACACGATTCGACGCAACTTCCTTATAGGCGGCCATTCCGAAACCCCAATAACCAAACAGGGTATCCAGATATGGTCGCGCACCCGCTGTGCACTCGATTGGCCAAGCTAGCTTGTAAGCTGGTAGGCTTTCTCTTCGTGACATGGATGCAGTCGCTCCGGCCGTGAACCTGAACAAATCCGGAATTTCTTCCAGAAAGCTCCGAAATGGGCCAAGTCCCTCACAGATGCAGCGCTGAACTCTTGCCACCTGAACGAATAAATCCGAAGGCATACGCCTAGGGTATCGATAGAAGTGGTCAAGTCGACGGTTGGTTATACGACAAATACGCTCAGCTCGCTGGAAATTATCCCATGCGGCTGTAGTAGCGTCCTTATCGACCGTGAAATCTGCATTCTTTTTAAAGAACGCAGAAACCTGCAATAGGAACTGGTATTCCGTTCGACCGTGATACTCATGGTCAAAGAGGTCCAAAGCCGAGGCCAGACGTTTATGGCTCCGACTTCTGATCCAGCCGAGAATCGGTCTGGTCAAAGTCGGCGTCACGCTGGCGTCGTTCACGTAACGCTGCACGAGTGCATACGTTCGTTTCCGAGCTTGTTCTAGAACAGTGCTCATTCTTCAACTCCGTGCATACAGCACAAGCACAGCTATAACGCAAAGGAGGTATATAACCGCCTCTACGGTACAAGCTATTTCAGCCAATTTTGTGTGAGAAGCGAAGCGGCAAATTCATCGCCTGCGACGATATCCCTCAGGATGGCAAGAATACTAGCCC